CAAGTTGGGATAAGTTCTTAAGTTGGAGTAGGGCCGTCGCTCGTTCAGAGAGGTCTTCTCAAGATACGAACTTTTTGGTAAGTACCAGCCGCGCACCGGGTCATAGAGGAAACCGAGAAACTTTTGAGGTATCTCTTCCTCTACGTCGAGGTACTGGGCCAAGAACGCGTAGACCGCTTTTAGCTCGGACTCTTCTCCCGAGAGAGAATTATCGTCGCCGTAATTGCGGATCGTTAAGCGTTCGTCTCCGCCGCGCCAGACGAGATTGATTGCTTCGTCCTCACTTACGCCGCGAGTGGTTTTGAAGTACTCGGCGTATAGTGCGGTGAAGATTTCTTTCTGTGCAGGAGCGACAGCTGAATCGCCTGAACTGAACTGATCTGACCAGCCGCTTGTGCGGCGTGGTCTGATGAATAGAACCGACTTCCAATCGTCGGTTGGGACGGCGAAAGGTAGGCTCGCAAAAATGCGACCAATATCGCCGTAAGTGCCGCCAATCACGTCGGTCGCGCGATGGCGAACTGCGTCGGCGGTGAACCGTTCGAAGTGCTTTACGTCGAGGGCTAAGTGCTTGCCGACAACGGGAAGTAACTTCTTGTTGAACATGTCATGATGGAAAGCGGGATACTGAAGGAAGACATTGTGTATGGCGGTGTCTAAAACCTGTTTCCACAAGTTGAGCAACGGCATATTAAATATCAACCTAGTCTTGCTTGCCATTCGTGTTGAGGAGCCTACTTTAATCCGGCGTTTCTTGGCATCGATCACTTCGCTGTAGACGTGTCCTTCACCGTTAATAAACGCGAATTCGCGCTTCTTCTTCGCGGTTTCAGGCTGCAAACGAGTTCCGATGATAATGTAGGCTTGATTGTAATAGGAAAGACCTTCTCTCTCCATGCGATCGAACGCATCGAAAAGGACGTCTTTCTTGTTAACCGGATTGGTGAAGTTGTCCCAGCCGAGGCGACTCACTTTGTTGTAAGTCTGGATCGGCGGTTTCAACTCACTAACTATCCGCTTGAAGATTGAGGGAGCCCAGCGGATGTAAAGGTCAGTCAGATTCGCGGTTTTCGAAGTCTGAAAAACGTGAACTATCGGACGTCTGTCCATTTCGGCAGTTACGGCGCCGACGAACTCTGGCATTTCGAATTCGGCGAACATCTCATCCGCCAAGGCGCAGCCGGTTTCAATATCTAAACCTGGG